AAAACAGTAGTTTCTAATAGTTCAACTGTATCAACTGAAACAGCAGCCGTTGATCCAGCAGCAGCATCAGTAAATATTGATTCAGGTGCAGCCGTATCATCAGTACCAGCTGTTAACAATGCAGTTTCTAAAGTAACAGCAACAGACTGAGCCATATTTCTTCTCAAAGCAGCTTCAATAGAAGCGTTTTGAGCAATTGCTTCAGCAGAAACATTTACTATACTAATACATTTTTTAGGACTTAAAGATACGCTAGTAGCCGTACCATCTGCATTAGGAGCAGTTCCACCAGTTTCAGCAACAAATGCAGAATTTATTGAACTAAATACTGGGAATTTTTGGTTTGCAACGGCTGAGTAAAAGTTTGCTCCAGCTTTTGCTAACACTAGATTAGCCTCTAATTGATCAGTCCAAGGTCTAACTTCTTCAGCGTTACTATTTGAAGTAGTAACAGCAGCTCTTGTCAATACTGAAGAAGGTATAGCGATACCTTTATAAGATTGTCCAGTATATCGAGCTTCGTTACGAGCTTCTTGATCCATTTCTTTCACTAACCCCTCAAGTCTACCAGTTGCAGCTTGATTCATAGCATCTTGGAAAGAATACTCTCTAATCTCTTTTGGAGTGTTTTCTGTTACTTCTTTAACAGCTTTAGTAGCTTGAAGCTTCTCGAAAGACTCAGCTCTTTGAGCCATTCCATTTAACTCCTCTACTTTTGAATTTAAAGAATCAAAGTTGCTTTGCTCATCAGATGTCATTTCACGACCTTCAGCAGAAGATACTAGACTTTCCATCTTTTCGATAACCTCAGCTCTTTCTTCTTTATAAAGTTTTGATGTTTTCATTTTATAGAAAATTAATATTAATATTTATTTTTTAAGATTTTCAAACGCATTTCATTGAGGGAGCGTTTCTTAAAATCTTCTTCTTTTTTTATACCCTCTATATTTTCTTCTTTTGACTTCCATTCCTCTAATGATCGTAAAGCGACAGCACTACTAGCTTGATTGTATGCTGGATATGTTACACTAGATACATCATATAATTGAGAAACCTTGTCAATAGTTCTTATATTCATTCCGTCTTTTACTTCCCATGAATCTTCTTCAACAGTAAAAGCAAAGCTAGACTGACTTATAGTTCCGTTCTTTAACAGTTCCATTAAATCTCTAGCTGTTGAGGTGTTGGGCAAATCAGCTTCATAGCGTAAACCTTTTTCATCAACAGATAGTCTTAGCGTTCCGTTAGTCGTTCTAGCTAGTATTAAGTTAGCATCATGATTTACAAGGAATCTTACATCATCCTCAAGTCTGCCTTCAAAAGCTTTAGGAGATATAAACTCTCTAAAACCACCTAAGTCATTAGACATAGAATTAAAGACAGCACCATAGCCTACAACAGTTGGCTTATCGCCATCCATTCTAAGCTCTAAGTTTTGAACATCAAAAGTCCTTACCTCAGCGTTAGGATTGTTTCTCATGTATAATGGTTTTTTCATTTCATCCTCATCATGTTCTGGAGTATGTTCATTCATATTCATATTAGCCATTACCTCTTTAGCTTGTTCGTGTGTATCAAAAGGCATGAAGTAAGTAACTCCATCCATAGTATGCTCATGTGAGCCACTACCACCAAGTTTCTCAGCTTCAGCCTCAGCTTCTTCTTTTGTGTCGTATAATGGTAACTCTATACCATCTGTAATCATTGAGCCAACTTTTCCTCTTTTTTCATCTTCGTCATGATGATAACTTTCTTCCATTTCATCCATGAGTTTATCATAAGTTATGATAATTGAGTTATCTGTTTCCTCAATTTTCTTAATGTGTCTTAAATCATGCTTTTTCATAAATCTATTATTTTCTTCCATTTCTTTTTTTACTGGATGATTGTTAGGTAATAAGTCTGTGTCGTGCTTACCACCTTGAAATCTACCTTTTTTAAGAGCAAATAAAAACGAATTGACTCTCGCCATCGCCCATTGTTCTGGACTTTTTACACTAGGTCTAACTGAGCCAGGATTAGTGTTATATGCACCTACACCTCTTTCAAATACTTTTACAAGTTCAGCGTAAGTAGTACGCCCATTCCAAGCTAAATCAAGCTCTTTTATTTCTTCATTATGTTTTTCAACTTTATTTTCTAATCCTTTTTTTACTTTTGCACTAACTTGGTTTTCTTCTTTCTTACCTTCTAGCTTTTTAGTAAGTTCTAAAATTACATCTTTCATACCTTGCTCTCCTAGTGTTCCAATAGTTCCCCATTTAATCTGAGCAACAACCCCAGCAACATTTGAAAGGTTTGGCTCAGTATCTCCTTTGAATTGTTTACCATCTTCAAAATGTCTTTTTATCCAAGCTTCTCTTTCTTTTATCCATTCTCTAATGGCCTCAGTATCTTGACCATCTCTTGCTCTACCCCATAACATAAAAGCCTCATTCCCTCTTATGTTACCTCCAGCTTTCCAAATTTCTGGAGTTTGTTCTTTAATAGTTTTAGCAAAGTCATAGTCGAACTGTGGCTCATCACTATTTCTCAAACTAATTTTTTTATCATCTCCTTTGTTAGGAAAGTTTGTTTGTCTTTCCTCATCATCTTCCAACTGAGCATAACAAACAGCAAGTCGTTGAGAGTTGTCCTCATACTCTTTCATAAATTCATCAGACATACATCTCTCGATAAATTCCTCGTTTGTTTCGTCTGTTTGTTTAGTCGGTATCGGCATTATCTTCTTCTTCTATATCACCAATAGGTGCAAAATTTAACGGCATAAACAACTGATCTCCTTCTGGTCCTACTCTATTTAAGTCCTCCATTCTTCTAACTTCATTGATAGATAAAGCACCTATGGAAGTCATCTCTCTATAATATGAGGCTCTACTAGAGCTATCACCTCTTAATAGTCCTTTAGCATCTATTTTAATTGTAAATAAACCGAACTCCTTTTCTCTAAATAACTTTCTGTTAAGCTCTTGCTCTATCATTACCATATAAGGCATTAATGTAAATCTTACAAAGTCAATAGACAAAGCTTCTATACTTGAATAGTTTGCAGCTTTTTCTAAATGTCCTATCAAAGATAAAGGAACTTTAAAAGCTCTCGCCACTTCTTCTATCTGAAATCTTCTAGTTTCTAAAAGCTGATACTTGTTGGCGTCTATATTTGTTTGCTCAAATGTCATACCTTCCTCAAGGATAGCCGTCTTACCAGCTACAAACGAGCCACTATAGTTTTGATTCCAAGAGTTCTTTAATCTTGCAACAGCTTCTTTACTTAGTTTGCCTGGATGTTTTATGACTCCACCAACTTGAGCCGAGTTGCCTAAATAACTATTAGCCGTATCATTTGCAGCTATTGAAGTTGCTATTGTAGTGTTCTGTGCTTTCAATACGCTTACACCCTCATAACCATTAAAAGATAAATTGAAAAAGTGTAACATATCTTCTTTCATTACACCAATCTCATAATCTTTGATATCGTAAAAAATTTGTCCTTCGTGCTTTACTACCTTAACATGTTGAGGATTTACTGGTATCAAAGCCAAAGGTCTTGCCGAGCTATCTCGTTCTATGTAAAAATAGCTGTTACCTTCTAGCAATAAGTTAGTCATCAAAGTATCAAGAAAGGTGTAAGGTGTCATAAACTGATTAGGCTCACGAGCTAAAAGTCGGTAGATAGGATGACTGATGTCTGTGATTTTATCTTCGTCAACTTCGACTTTATAAACTTTTATAGGTAGACTTGCGATTGATTCGCTAATAACTCTAACACAAGCAAAGACTGCACTAAATGTTAATGATGTATCTCTATTAACGGCTGTCCTATTGGCTGCACCTTGCCCACCAAAGATAGCTCTTAAAAAATTATCACCTCGCTTTTCAGAACGAAGGAAGTCGAATAGTCCCATAAAATTGTAATTACATATACAAAGATAAGAGAAAAGTCAAAAGTCAAATCCAAATAATATCGTTAGTATCATAGGTAGATGAATCGCTAGAATCGTTATTCATATAACAACCAAGAGCCATAACAAGAGCTACCATTCCGTCAATTTTTTCTGTGCTTTTAGATTTATCCATCTTTATATTTCCAGCTGGATCGGACTTCATAGCTAAGTTAGAACACATCCACCTCAACACTTTATTGCCTCCGTGATTTATTTGTTTGCCTAGTACAAGCTTTTCCAGCTCTTTAGTTGGACTTGATAAACTAGCAAAGCCTTGTCCGAAAGGCTCACATGGTAAGCCATCCTCAGTTAAATCTATTATTAATTGACTTGAGTTCCATCTATCGTATGCAATAGAATTGATGTTTACAATCTCGGCAACTTCTTTTATTCTACGCTTGATATAGTTGTAGTCTGTTACATCCCCTTCTGTAAGTTCCATAAGTCCCTCTTT